CGCGCCGAAATTCTTCATCCACCCCGACACTTCCACCATGCAGGCGATAAACAGCAGGTCCGGCAGATTTTCGCTGAGCCATGTCTGTGTGTTGGTGGCGCTGATCGGCGCCGGCCGCCATGTGCCCGTCACCTCCGCCACATAGGCCGCAGCGGGCGTAGGAGCCACGATGAGAGTGTTGTTGTCCTTCATGGCATAGTAGGCGTTGCCGGGCGCCGGAACGCCTGTGGTGGCCTCTGTGGGCCATACCATGTCGATAAACTCGAAGCTGACGAGTTGGAAGCGCACCCGTGTCCCAGCCGCCGGTATCGAAGGCGACGGCACGATGGCCGAAACACCCTGCACCACCACCGGATACGCGAAGGCGACCGGGAAACCGCCGACCGTCGCGCCGCTCATACCCGCCAGCGGCAATTCCCGAGATCCAGCGGTGAAAGTCACGCTGGCATTGGTGCTGCCGGTCGCGAGGAAATCCAATTCGCGGTAGATGCGCAACTCGGCATTGTCGATGAATACCGGGATCGCAGCCGTGAACGCATCCGCAGGCTGTTCCTGCTGAGCGTAATTTTGCAGATCGGCGACGAGTTGCGCGTAATCCATCGCTATTTCTTCTTCACGGGTGCCTTGGCGGGTTTCGCGGCCGGTGCGGCATCCGAGGCAGCCCCCGGCTTCGGCATCGCCGCCACCGCCTTCGCCAACTGCTGCTCCATCTCGCGATAGATCGGATCGGCCACACGGCGCGGCAGTTCATTCAACGCGGCGCCGATCACGTTCCACTGTTCGGCAGAGAGAGAAACGGAAATCTTGGTCATCGAAGTCTCCTAGAGCATGCGAAACCATGTGGTTGTCGCGAGGTTGTATCGGAACATCACAGAGGTATTTTCCGCCAGCGTGGTCGGCGCGCCGTTGATCGTCTGGCCGGTGTTGGGGCTGAGCGTCCATGTCGTGATCGTCTGCGTGGTGCTGATCCAGACTTCCTGTTTGTCGATCGGCGCCGCTGGCATGGTGGTGGTGAATGTTGCGATCGTGGCGGCCGGAGTCAAGCACTCCCATGAACAGCCGTCTGGGATGGTGCGCGAGCCGGCAGCGGTAGCGACGTAGACATCGGCGGACTGGTCGGCGGTGGCGGCAGAACGCACAAGATTGCCGGCCACCTGAGTCGCGCCCCCGCTGTTCAACACTAGCGTTTGCTGTGTCGCGGTCATCGTGACTGAGAAGGCTGCGGTTTGCAGGTCGATGGGCGACCCTCCCGAAGTCGTCACTTCTGGCGGCGGATATTCTGGGTAATTCGAGCCGCCCGTTGCGACGGTAACAGCTGCAATTGCCCAAAATCCGGTAAGCGTTGCCCCGCTTCCGGTGCCGCCGGTCAAAGCAATCGCGTTCGCGGGTAACACCGAATAACTGCCGGGAGTTGACACGCTAAACGCTGCCAGCGCGCCTGTTACCTGATCGGTCGCGGTGATTGTGATTTGTGCGGCGGTCGTGAATGTGCCGCCGCTGAGCGTCAGAACATCGCCGATCACATAACCCGCGCCGGATGCGCTGATCCTAGCTTGTGGAGACAACGCCATCGTAGCGACGCTGCCGGTCGCCGCCGTTCCGCTGCCGGAAGGCACCGCTATCACAATGCTCGGCTTTGAGCCATACGCACCACCAGTCCCAACTGGCGCGATCGTGCTCACGACTGCTGTCTTTGCAACCACCCCGTCGCGCGTTTGCAGCGTGATGCCCGCCGCCATAGCGTTGCTGCCGAGTGATCCGCTGGTGCCTAAATTGGTCGCCCGCGCACCGGCTGCGCTCGCACTCAGAATCACGGTCGATGTGCTGCCTGCTGTGAAGGCCCATCCGTAATGCTCGCGCCAGCCGATCATTTCGTTGCCGAGAGCGGTCTGACGCGGCAGTCCGTTGCCACTGCGATTTAGCGCATTGCCGAAGATGCCTTGTCCAGTCGCCATGGTGATGGCCGCCCGCGTCGGTGTCGTGCCGTCATAATCCACGAAACTCGCGGTGGAAAAGTCATAGCCGATACGGAAGGCGCCGCCGGCATGTTCGGCCGCATCTACGGTCGCCCCCTGAGAGAAAAAACGATGGCCCCACCACCCCATGCGGTTAGCGCCAGTGGTGTTGGACCGGTTGAGATTATAGGTTCCCCCGGAAACCTGAATGTCATGGCTGTTGTCAACAATGTTAAATTCGAGCAAATCAATATAAACATTGCTTGCAGAGCCTTGGAGCGTGCCGTTCAGCACTCCGAGCGTGGGTAAGCCGAGTGGGCCGTTCGCCACGATTGCATTTTGCCCGCTCACCGTGCCGGAGATATTTAGTCCGATCAAATCTCCACGGCCGCTCTGATTTAGTGACATGGTTAGGCCAAACGCGCCTGTCCTGCCGCTTCCAAGAACTTGCTCTTGCCAGCCGGACAAGTTGGTAACGGCTATATTGATGGGCGCCGTCATCAGCGATGAGTAATATCCGCTCGTCGGCTTCGGAAGCGCATTCGCAAAGAGATAGGTCTGCGCGGCCAAATGGATAAAACGGGGGTCTGCGCCGCCAAAGTTTCCGCTCGTCGCTGGTGTCGGTGGAGATACAATGAGCGCCAAATTCGGCCCATTAGCGCGACCGCCGGCATCTGATGAATATACCTGACCTAGTCCATCACTTCTAAATCGTTGACTGGTCGCAGGCGCGGTAAACACGCTTGTTCCGGTCACATAGGAACCAGCCGGGAGATACGCCGGCCCTCCCACTGCCGCAGCATTAAGCGCCGCCAGATCAACAGTCGTGCCGTCCCCCACAGCCCCGAACGATTTGACGTTGTTCTGATCCGCAAAGATCGCCGCCAGTGTCCGTGCCGTGGTGCCTCCGGTGGCGAGCGCTGATGCGCTCATAATGCCAGCATCCGACACGCTCCACCGCGTCGTGCCGCCGACCTTGTATTCCAGCGCGGTGTCGGCGGTGACGTAGGAGAGCGTGCGGGTGTTGGTCAGCCCATCGAAGGCGAAGGTCTGGTCCGCCGCCATGCGGAAGGCATTTGCGCTGCCCATAGCGGTTGCCAGCGAAGCATCGAAGGCGGCGATCGAGAAGGCACCGAGGGCGCTGATAACGCGCTTGGCATACACCGCCGACGAGGACCATGGCCCCGCCGGCTGCACACCGCGAGGGCGGGCGCCGGCGCGCAGCACCCAGCCGATTTCGGCGGTCGATACAGGGTTCGGCCCCTGCTGGCCGATCAGGTCCAGACCGACGCGAACGCCCGCCCCGGTCGGGATCAGGGCGCTTGCCGCCCCGGCGTCGTCGAGACCACCGGAGGCGATCACGCTCATCTCCGAGGCGACTATCTGCCCGGAGACCGACGAGGCGTGCCCCGTGGTATCGTAGGCGTAGATGTTCTCGCCCCACACCGGGTCGCCGTCGGCGTCCCTGTAGGCATAGCCTGCCAGCGCCAGATGCTGGCCGCCTCCGGTGCTGGTGGAGTGCATGACCGAGGTGACACCCCAGCCGTAGTTCGCGGTGTTGCCGGTTACGTTGGTGTTGACCACCAGACCGGACTTGGTGCCTGCCTCGCCGCCGGCGTGCGTCAGATTGTGGTCGATCCGCACCAGCGATGATGCGATGCTGGCGGTGCTCGATCCGCGCCCGAAGAACTTGGTGCCGCCGAAAAACGTCTCAACGACATCCGTGCCAATGCCGGTCACCGGCGTGCTGCCGGTGCCGAAGCAGTTGCCGGTCAGTTGCCACAGCACTTCCTTGCCGGCTGTCTGCGTCGGAGCCGACGAGTTCCAGCCGCCCGCCGGAACATAGATCGTCCCGCCGTCGCTGGTCGCCGCATAGGTCGCTGCGACGGCCGCCGTGTCGTTGACAACGCCAGTAACCTTCGCTCCGAAGTTTTTGACGTTGACCCAATCCGCCGCCCGATCGGCCAGCGTGCGCGAGGTCGGCGAGCCGGTGGCGGTGACCAGCCCCGAGAGCGCGGTGAACGCGCCGGTGTTGGGAGTCGTCGCGCCGATCGTGCCGTTCAGCGCGCCTCCGGAACTATACACGAGGTTCGGCGTCACATCGCCGATCGGCGGCGGCGAGGAAAAGAACACTCCCATGCCGCCGATGTCATCGGTCGAAAGCTGCCGCCATACCGGAATGCCAGGCGTCGCGGTCGGCGCGGCAAGCACGTTCGATACCGACTGATTCGCCGTGAAAATCAGATTGCGCACCGTGGTATCGCCGAACGTCGGCGCCAGTCCGGCCTGCAAAATCTGGTTCGGTGTGGTGTTCAGCGTAACGCCGCCCTGCGCGATCAACAGCGTCTCATCGCCCGCGATCGAAGGCGCGCCCGGATAGGAATTGAATGCGCGGTCAGCCATCGGTCAGGTTGTTCCCATCGGTGTCGTCGAGCGGGATGTGAGCGGTATCGGTCAGGAACGTCGTGTTCGGCTCGAAAGGATTGTCTTCCAGCAAATCCACAATCGAGAATGTCGGAGTGAAACCCATCTGTGTCGCATAGTTGCCCGGCCGAGGGTCACGCACCGGCACCGGATCGGGGCCGATCACCAGCGGGCGCAACTGGTCATTGGGCACGTCCAGGCAGCGCGGGCACACCCGGATGCGCAGGTTCTGCATCTGCATCCCGCGCCAGTCGTATTGCCAGGGCAGCCGGCGCAGCAGCCAGCGGAAGCCGCAGCGGTCGCAGATGCCCCACGGCTCTGGTCGCCGCGCGCTCACCGGCGCATGGGGTGAATGTGCGATCGGCATCAGCGGAAATACCCGGACAGATCCGGCGCGAAATACGTCGGCACCTTCTCGCGATCGTCATCCGCCGCCATGGTGAACATCTGGGCGGCATAGGTGGCGAGAGCGACGGCCCGATCCGGCGCCCACTTCATTGCCAGGTGCGCCGCCAGCGCCGCCGTGAACGGCTCGAAGAACCGGAACGGCACATCGGCGGTCTGACCCATCTCCGCCGCAGCGTCCTGAATGCGCCGGCAGACATAGTAGCAAAGCTGATACGGCCCTCCGCTGTCCGGCACCTGCCAGATATTCAGTGTCGGCGACAGCGTGCGGTCGAACCAATACGAGGTCGGGCGCCCCTGTTGCAGCTTGTCGGGGATGGCCGCGAAATCGTTGCGCGACAGCGGATACAGCAGAATGTCAATCGGATCGGCGTTCTGGGTGTAGCCCTGGATCACCGCCTGCTGAGCAATCTGGGTCGAACCTTCATTCTCCGCCGCCGCATCCGAGAAGCCTGCGGAGAATACCGACGTGATGACGAAGTTGTTGGCATCGGTGATGGATGTCACCGCGTAGTCACCCTGGATGGTGATGCCGCCGACGCTCACCAACTGCTGAACCGTGAAGTTCTGGCCGGCCAGCAGCCCGTGGTTGTTCAGTGTGACCGTGACCTGATTGGAAGCCGCTACCGTGGCGAACACCGGCACCGCACCGCCCTGCGATACCGTCGCCGTCGCGTTCTGTGCCGCTACGATGGTGTAGGTGCTTCCCGAGGAGACTGATTGCACCTGATAGAAGCCCTGCAGCACGATTCCGCCCACGCTCACCGGGATGATGATGGCGATGAAGGCGCCGGCCGCAGCCGCCGATCCGGGCTGGTCAATCGTCACCACTGCCGAACCCGAAACAGTGGAAAATGCCGGAGTCACATCAACCGGCGCGCCCATCTGATACTGCCGCAGATAGGTGTCGAGCACGCTCACAACGTCCGGGGCCACCGCATAGGACTGCTGGCCCTGCGACATCAGCGTCTGGACAAGCTCGACTTTCCAGAGGTTCACCCCCTGGGTTGACCACATCGCGGTAACGAGGTTCATCGAGCGACGCGCGGACTGCATATGCGCGACGGTGAGCGGTTCGGCCATCACGCCGCACCGCTCATAAGCATCCACCACGAGGTCGGCCAGCGTCGGATTGAAATCGTACGTCCCGCTGCTGGTCATCCTGTCCTCTTGTCGTCAGCCATTACCCCTTGTCGATATCGGGATACTTGGCATGGACCTTCCGCTTGATCTCGGCCAACTCGGCCGGGGATGCGTGCTGTGCGCCGCGCGCCAGGGCATTCCGTGCCCGCGCTTTGGTGTCGATCGGGTAGGAACCCGGACCTTTGCCGTTCGGCCCGGTGCCCTTTCCCGGCAGCGCAAAATCGTCGGCCGGCAACGCCTTGCGTCGCGCCGCCGTTATGCCGCCGCCGCGCGCCCGCTGGTCAAACATCCCTCCCGGACGGCATCTCGCCCTCATGTCCAGCGGATGACCTGTTGGTCGGAGGCGTGGTGCGATGCGCCGAGGTGTAGGGAGAATGCCCCATGGACATCGCCCGGCCGCCGCGTGCGCGCTTGTCCAGACGCTTCGGCGCCGCTTCGCCTTCGACGTGACCGCCATGCTTGCGAGGCTCGCAATCCTTCGCCGACTTCATCTTGCCGCCGCGCTTGAAGCCATCTGCGGTGTCGTCCATCGCCGACTTCGCGGCCGGAGAGCCGGCGGCGTTGTAGAGATGGGCGTCCTTCTTCTCGGTCTTGCCGCCCGCAGCGCGACGCTTCCGACGGTTCTTGATCTCGGCCATGCTGCCGCACTCCTGCTAGTAGTTCACAATCCCGGCCTGAATGCCGGTCGCTGTCACGCTGCCCGTGCCCGCGCTCACTGTCAGCCGCCACCCGGTCACGGGCGCCGACAGGGTGATATCGCTGGCCGTGGTCGCGTTTTTCATGATCGTCGATTGCACGCCCGGCACCGGCGTTGCCTGCGTCGGCTGCACCGCAGTCCAGAAGTCATCCGCCGTGGTTTCCATAGAATAGGTTACGCTGCCGTTCACCGTAGTCACGATCGGCAAAGAGAACGGGGTGATGGAAATGCTGGCGTTGGCCCATGGCGTGGAACCGACCGCCGAAGTCCCCACCGTCACCGCCGCCGCCGTGGCGCCCGAAGTGCGCACGCTGGCGACCGTCAGGAAATCGAGCGACGATTGCGCCGGCGTGCCGCTGCTGCCGCCGGGCACCACTTCGGAAATCAGCGCGCCGCTTTGGTTCGTCCCGGTGATCGTGAACGTGATTCCGGTATCGGTGCCTGCCGAGGTGATCAACACCCGACGTTGGGTATCGAGCGTCGCCACGCCACCGCTCACCGCCGCGCCGTTCATCGTCAGCAGCCCGGCGCTGGCACGGCTCTGCGACAACGCGATGTTGTTCGCGACAGCCGCCGCCAGCGTCTTGCTGATGATGACCGGCCTCATCGTCAGGTCGGCGTCACGGAAAGCGCGATGCCGCTGTCAATCGACGCCACAGCCGACATGTTCGCGAAGAGGCATGTGCTCGCGGTAGTTTCCCAATTGGTAAAACCGTAGCCGGTGCAGTTGTCCATCAGCACCGTGCCGCCAGCCGCCGAGTTGATCGAAAACGCCTGGGTGAAGGCGGTCGCGCCCCCGTTGACCGCGTTCGCGAACCGGCAATTGATCATGTGCAGCCACCGCGCGATGCCGCCGGACCCAATCAACATGTGACCGCCGCCCGCGCCCGATGCTCCGGCCTTCGCCACGAAATCGCAGTCCACGGCCAGGTTGTCGGCCGATGCGCTGGTGATCTCCAGCGTGTAATTGGCGGCATTGCGCACGATCGCATCGGTGCCGAACACGCAGTTGCGCCAAGTCACGTTGCCGGCCGCAGCGGTCAGCTTGAACGCCCGCGCGCCGGTCTGGTTCGCGGTGCCCGTGCTTGCCGTGGCATCGCCGAAGCCCATGAATTCCACGTTGTCGTAACAGTTCAAGCCGCCGGCATCCAGCCACGCAACCGGGGTGGTAGCGCCCGTGGTCGGAAAGCCATATTCAGTCGCGAAATTGGCGAAGTAGCAGCCGGTGCCGGTCACGTTCATCAGATAGCTGAACGGTGTGGTGCCGCCGGCCACAATCTGCGCCGTCTTGCCGACTTTCACCGGTGCGCAAAGCCCGATCAGATGGGTGTTGTTCTTCGCCCATGCCTGCGAAGCGGTCAGCGTCGCGGCGCCGGTCAGAAATACCACATCGTTGTTGCCATCGATGCATTTCGCATAGGCTTGTCCGAGCGTCGCGAACGGCGCATCCGCCTGCCCGGTGTTGCCATCCGAGCCGGTGGCGGCATTGACGAACCAGTAATTGCCGGTGAACGGCAGCAAGCCGCCGGTGCCGATCGTCGGCACCCCGGCCACCTGCAACGAAGAGAGATTGGTCGCGACCATGCTGCGGTTCCTTCTCAGGCTGTCGGGAACGTGCCCCACGCCGCGCGCGGGTCGCTGTAGCTGAACGCATACCGTTCGTAGCCCACCACCAGCAGGTTGCCGGTGGTCGGATCAACCTGAAGGTCCATCTCGAACGGAACGCGGTCGTAGTAGTTCAAGCCGTCTTCCACCGTGGTCAGCACGAACCAGGCGTAATTGCTGGTCAGGAACTCGTTGACCACATAGCCTTCGGGAACAGCGCCGGTGGTGTAGATGGCCGAAACGTCGTTGTTCGCGGTGTTGGTGCGAAGTTCTGTCTTGGTCAGCCGCTCCGCCGTCCATTGCAGCGCGATCG